GTTGCCGGGGGTGCCGGTGCGGCTGTTCTCGGAACCGGCGCGGCGTTCGGATCGAACACCACCACCTTGTTTCCGTGGAGGAGCTCGCTTGCCTGCGAGCGCGGCAAGTTGAGCACCTCGCCTTCCTTGACGGGTTCGGCGCGGCCGGTCAGATAAAACCCAGTGATCGCCTTGACGGTGTACATCTTCCGCGGATCGCGGAAACTATCGTTGGTAATTGCCATCGACTGTCGCTCCTAACGTGATTGTGGCTCGCATGCAAAGCGCCGCCCCGAAGGCGGAGCGGCGTTTGCAGTGACTTAGCTGAAGCTCGTGCCGACGTAGAAGGCCGCCGGGTATCGGACGCCCACATCGACCGTCATGATGGCGCGCACGCCGATGATCCCCGCCTGGAAGTTGGCATAAGGATTCACCTCGACCTCGAGCACGCCCCACTCCGCGACCACGACCTGCGCCCAGTCGCCGAAAATCACATCGCCTGACGGGATCTGGTTCGACGCGAGGCCGGGATACCCCAGCATGACGCCGTCCCAGATCGAGCCGTACCAGAGCGGCGAGTACGTGTTCGCGAACTCATTCCGAGCCCGAAGGCCTGCGGATGCCGCGAAGGTCGCTGCCCAACCGCCACGCACCGGCACCACATTGGCGGTACCGACCGCCTGCTGCATGCCGAGCATGGTGGCGAGCGTCGCGGTCGCGATCGAGCCCGTACCCACCCCGGAAAGACCGATGATGCCGTGCGGCGCGCCGCCGGTGCCCGGGCCCGAGATCACGCCTTGATCGACCGCAATGCCGATGATGGCGGCCAAGTCCGCGTTCACGATGCCTTCGACATCGGGCGAGGACTGGAGCAGCAAGAGGCGCGAGATCTCGGTGTAGCCACCGATGGTGTGGGGGGAGAACGAGAGCTGGCCGAAGGTCTGCTCGACCTCGGTGATCTGCGTGGTTTCCGTTGACAGCCACATCGCGGTCGCGGCGCCGGTCTGCTTCGGAATGTTGACGTTGCCGACCAACCCCGAAAGGACCGTTGCGCCCAGCCGGAAGGCGACCGTGCGGTTACGCAGGAGCTCGATGAACGACAGGTTGATGGACTCAACCAAGTAGCCGCCGGCCGTGGTGGTGCCGACCACATCGGCGCGCGTCAGGTGCTGGTTCTGCGCACCGCCCGAACGGATGAGCCCTTGCTGGCGCGCGGCGAGCTCGGCCTGGGGCGACAAGGTCATCTGCCGGCGTTGCACCTCGAGCGGCACGAAGAACTTGTTCGGGTCCGGGGACTTGCCCAGCTTCTGCGCGATCGCGCGCGAGCACTCGAGCTCGAAGCCGACATCGTTCCATTTCTGATCGCGCACCGCCAAGATCATCTTGGTGAGCGAGAAGCGCTTCGACTCATTATCGGAGAGCCCCAAGGCCGCCGCGCTCTGCGAAGGCCTTGACTCGCCGCGGTTCTTGAGAATCACCATCAGATCGTCGGCGACCTTCTCGACGTTGGTGCCGGACTGAATCCACTGGTCGCGGATGCGATCATCGATTTTGTTGGCCGCCGCGAGCGTTTCGATCGTGCGCTGACGCGCCGTCTCGAGCTCGAGCGCGGTTTTCTCGCGCTGCTCGGCGCGAATCAGCTCGATCCGCGCGTTATCACCACTGGCCGAGCGATTCTCGGTGTTGGCGCCCGCGCCCGCACCCGCTCCACCACCGGCAGCACTGCCGCCATTCCCATTCGCGGCACTAGCGCCTGCCGCCGAAGCGTTCGAAGAACCGTCAGCCATTTGAGTAGCTCCATGTGAAGATTGGTTGCCAGCTTCCAAGTTGCGACCCATCCCGACGGATGTGTCTGCAGGGATCGTCACACCGCTGACTTCGTGTGGTTCCCAGTCAATGACTCGATAGGTGTCCTCGCCATCTTTCTCGCCGTCGTAGCGCATCTCGTGCACGCGATAGCCGACCGAGGTGTTGCAGAGGATTCCGTCGTCGACGTTCGTGAGCGCGTCCTGTGCCGTCGGCGTCTTGCCGAAGCGAACGGAACCGCGGCCGACCTTGTCCTTGCCGATCTTCACGGTACCTTTCTCGATCACGCCGACCGGCTGAGCGTCGCGATCGTGATTCAGAAGGAACGGCGCGCGGCCCGAATTGATGAAATCGGTCCGCACCGATTTCGGGTCGTGATCCAAGATCTCCTGCCCGAACCAGCGCGAGACTGGTTGCTCGGACGAAAACGAGAACTTGCGCGAGCGATCGTTGGCATCGCTCACGGCTGCGGCCCTCGCGTCAGGGTTCCCGCCGGCGTCTCCAAGCACCCGTCGCGGCGCGCAAACTCCGCCGCGTGCTTGGCGAGGAACGCGTCCGCCTGCTCGCGGGTCACGTTGGAGATTTTCAAGGTCTTGCCGGTGGGGAGCGTGAGCACAGCCGTGCGCTGCGCCTCGTCGTATGACAAGGCGACCTGTTTGTCGGTCATGGGAATCTCCGGGTTAGTAGACTCGAGCTCGGTTCGGGAATCGCAGGACGCGATCGCCCGCTTCGTCGTCAGCCGCACCGGGTTCCGGGTCTTCCTCGGTTGCGGGCTTCGTCGCCGGCGCCGCGGCGGCAGGCTTGGGCGGCGCGTTCGGATCGTTCGGGTTTGCGGGCGGCGGATTCAAACTCGCCGCCGGCACCACCTTGCCGTCGGGCCCGACGACCATCTGGCCTCTGGACTCGGCCGGCACGTACACCTCAGGCGAGGTATCGAAGGCAAGGTCCAGGTCGTCGAAGAACTCTAGTTCCGCCTGGCGCGCCTTCATCACGTCCTCAAGATCGTTCCCGTCCGCTGTCTGCGCAATGACGCTCTCGACCGTCATGAAGCCGGACTTTACGCCCTGGACGAAGGCCTGCACCTCCTTGGTGGGATCGATCCAACTCCAGCCACGCGGGCGGAACTTGGCCTCCGTGAACTTTTCGGGCTGCGCGCCGTAGTCGAGGAGGTCGATTGCGGGGATCGCGCGCGCGAGCATCGCCGCATTCATGAACTCCCGATGCAGCCGGTGCCTAAACGCTCGGATCCACCACTGCTGCAGCACCTTCCACACGTCGCGCTCATCGAGGAGCGACATGCGCATGGACGAATAGCTTCCCTGGCTGTAGTCGTGCGAGAGCGACTCGTACGAGACGCCGACGGCCGCCGCGATCTCGCGGAGCATGTAGCGCATGAACGGATCGAGCGCCGCATTCGGGCGGTTTGGGGCGACGAAGTTGAGTTTCTCCCCCGGGTTTGCTTTGAACACGGAGCCGGGCTCGAGCGAGAGCTGGAACGTGTTGTCGGGTGCCTTCTGGCCGAAACTTGCGGGGCCTTCAGGGCTCTCGAACACCCCGATATAGGACGCCGCGCCGCGCGCCGCGATGATCTCGGCCTCGGAATACCCATTTACGTCCTGGATCTTGCCGGCCGCCGCGTGGATCCAGGGGATCCCGCGCGTCTGTGGCCAGCGGTCAATCACGTAGAGATGGATCACGTCCTCGGCATCGACCCGCGTGACCTCATCGCCCTGCTCAAGATTCAGGCGAATATCGCCGGGATGCAAGTCGCGGATCCAGTACGCGATCGGCCGCTTGAACTTGTCTGTCTCAATGCCAAGCCTCACGCCGCCTGACTTCGGGCTCACCGCGCCGGGATACGCGTAGCCGTCGACGATGCGTTCAGCCTCGACAACCTCGAGCGCGAGCGGGATCTTGGAATACCCGAATTTCTGCCGGTGGATCCGGATGAACACCTCGCCGGCGTCGAACACTTGGCCCATGCACATGCGTTCCATGTCATGGAAATGCAGTGCGCCGCCGGTATGACAATTGGGCGCGTGCATCCAGTGCTGCCAGGCCTCGCCGATCGACTCGTTCGCCCGATCGTTGAAGTTGCCGCGGGTGTTCTTGACGGAGGGCTGCAGCTTCACGCCGGAGCCAATGACGTTGTTGACGACGACGCGGCGCGCGGACTTGGCGTAACCGGCGTCCCGAATGAGACCACGCGAGCGAGCGCGCAGGTTCCGAAGGCTGGAGACGAGCTCCAGGTCCTCCGAGGTGTTGAAGCTTGGGAAGCCCTGATTGAACCGGTTCGGCACCGCGGAGGCGTACATGCGCTCTTGCGCATTCGGCATCGGCACGCTTTGAATCTGACCTGGCGCCGGCGCCGCGGGATCGGGCGCCACATCAAGCGCTTTCCACAGCGGCGAGTCGAGATGGAAGCCGTCAGTGTTCGCCATTTTACCACCAGGGCCAGTTCTTCGAAGAATCCGTCGGCACACCCGAGGACGCCGGCGCAAAACCGATGCGGATGTTGCGGTTATCGCCGCCGGAGGCCTCGAACTTCTCCGCGTTCACGCGAGCCTGTGCCTTGACGTGAAGTGCGATGATGCCGTTCGTACCATCGAACGCCATGCGCCGGCCCTGGATCTCGTATTCCTTGACGCGACCGCCCGATGCCTGGAACACCGCGAGAGCCGTCTCGCAGTTCGCCAGGATGATTTCCCACTGGCTCCGCGGGTCGAAACTGCCGGAGACCGTCGCCAAGTCCATCTCGACGGTGAGCTCGCCCTCGGCCGCCATCACGCGGGTCGGCAAGGTCGCCGTCATCGCGATGGGACCCACGTTCTGCGAGACGCTCACGGTGTAGGTGCCGTTCGAGCCGGAGACGATGAGCGTGTTCGCTGCGACCCCAACGCCGGCGACCGTTGAGCCGTACTCGATGTCGCCGACCTGGCTCGTGACCGTCAACTGATTGCCGGCGATGCTGCCGGTGAACGTCGCCTGCGTCGTGCCGGAGAGCCACGCCTGCCAGGACCAGAGTCCGGGCGTCAGGAGCGTCGCTTGCGTCGCCGTGAGCTGCGTGATCCAGCCGCTACCGCCCGTTCCCTCGGTGCCGAAATCGCTCGCACCCGGCGCCGCGACGATCTGGAAGATCCCGGCGCTGCCGGTTTGTGGCGCGAAGACGTAGGTGAGCGTGTACGACAGCGAATCGTATTCGTTGTCGAAGCGATCGGTGAACGATACGTCTTCCCAGTAGGCCGTCTCGTTCTGGCGAAGCTTGTACGGCGGACCGGCGATGCCCGACCCGGTTTGCGCGAAGATGTCGGTCATTTCGATTTGCGTTCTCGTCTGACGCGAGTGGTCACCGTTTCGATGACGTAATCGCCGTCAGCCGTTTCATTGATTTCAATCGGGAGCTGCGCCAAGAAACGCGCACACGCATCACGGCCTTGATGTTTTGGCTGGGCCATTTTTCAAACCGGCATCGGCCACGGGAACGGCTGCGTCGGCGAGCGCGGCCGCTGGTCGCGAGGGTACGGCGGTGGCGTCGACGGCGTCGGCTTCTGGTCGGCTTGCATCAGCGTCTCCATCCGGTTGTCCAATTGCCCTGGCCTGGAATCGGCCCAAAGGGGTTGTGCCGCGCAGGCGCCGCCGGCGCACTCATGGCGGCCGCGGCCCGCGGCGCCGGGGACTCGCTTTCGGGTTTGGCGGCCGGCTGAGCGGCAAGCCCGCGGTGAAAGCCCAGGACCTGGGCGAGCGCGACGTTCCCCGCCTCGCAGTCGAGGTAGTGGTTGTCCCGCCGGACCTTCATCCAGACCGCGGCGCCCGAGGGCTTCGCGATCCGCGTCTCGGCGGTCACCTGCAGGCAGTAGTCGTCCGACACGTCCTGCGGTACCCACCAGCCGCCCGCCTGACCTTCCGGCCAGACGAGCCGCGCCATCAGCCACGTCTTGAAGTAATCCGTGTCCATGTGCCAGAGCTGCAGGCCCTGCTTGTAGAGCTGGCCGCGCATGGTCACGTCGATGAGCGACGGCGAGAGCGGCTTTTCCTGCCGGTCCTTGCCCTTCGTCGGG